GAACCAGCAATGTTGGAGAAGAAGTCTGTGGTCCACGGTGCGCGCCCCGGCAGGGTTAGCTTGGCCGTGAAAGCCACGGTGTCGTGGTACTCAATGTTCATACGCCGCATCTGGAAGCGGCTGTCCAAATGCGCGGTCTGAGCCTCGCCTTGGTTCACCCTGAGGTAGACCTTGGAGAACTCGTAGACGAACGTGTAGGGCAGGCCAGCGTAGGCGTTCGTATGTTTGGTGTAGTCCTCCTCGACGTAGAACTGGTTGTCGAGGAACTCGTGCCGTGTGACCTGTGGCGTCCGAGTGCGAAGGTTCGCTACAGGCTTGCTATCAGGGCCCAGAACAGGCTCACTGGTAACGAACTCAGGGAGCTGATCCGGGGGTAGGCCCCACGGGACTGTGATGCGGGTCTTCTTGGTCTTGGCGTTGTAGGCCGCGACAACAGGGCGAGACAGGTCAAGCGGGGTTCGCCTGTCGAGATATGGGGTGAAGTCGGTGTTCGAGGTGATGACGTTCTCTTCGATGTCAATCCTCTCCAAGAACACAACCCTGTCTCGCTCGACAAGGAGGTAGAGATAGCCCCGCGTGATGCCGCCCCACAGAATGCGCTCGCAATCCTCGAAGGTCCACTCGGTCCACGAGGTCTGAATCTTCCTCTCGCCAGCCCAGAAGAACTTGTAGACGAAGATCGACTTGGGTTTACCGTCTGTGCCTACAGCGATGAACTTGTTGGCTGCCGAGCCTGCCATCCACCGCGCACCCCCATTGATGTATTCCGGGGTGGCGGCGGTAACGTCCTCAGCGTCGTCGGCTTGGCCGTCATCGCGAAGGAAGTACTCATACAGCTTGCTCCAAAGGTACGACTCCTGATCATCAACGAAGTAGACCGACGCACCGATGTTGATCGGGTGGATACGCGGTGAGTTGGTGAAGGAGGTGGTGTACTGGACCTGTACGTTCTTAGGGCCGAGGAAGTTCTGGAACGTAAACCGGAACTGGTTCTGGTTCGAGAACAGGAGAAGGTCCTTGGCGAACGGAACAGCGTGTTGGAGGATGTTGACCTGATTGTGTAGGACGGCGAAGTCCAGCGGGTCGCTGTCTTCGAGCAGGACCAGCGTGGAGCGGTAGAAGTCCTCGTAGTCGCCTGTGGTTGACAGGATGATGTTCTCGTCCGCGATCAGTCCAAGCCTGTTGTTCCAGACGAAGATGTCTCTGATCTTCCTGCGGTCAAACGAGGGAGCGGGGTTCGACTCTGCTGAACCGGCCATCCGCTCTGCCCATGTATGCTGTTTGAATGTCCACGTACCATCAGCTTCCCGGACGAGGACATGGGGCATGGAACTGGCTACCAAGCGACCACCGCCGCCGTATGCCTTGGTCTCTCGCCAGAGGTTCTTGTTGGTGAACTCCACGAAGTAGTCGTCGCCGCCTTCCTTTAGGTCACCAGCGACAGCCACGATGCGCCCCACCTCTTCGTTGGGAGGAAGGTCATCAAACGCCTGCACGCTGTCTCTGTATGCCTTGAGGGCCTTGTCGCCGTTCGTTGTCCACGCCTCGACGGTGTCACCAGCAGAGAGGTTGGTGATGATAATGGAGGAGCCTTTCCGGATCGTCGTGTAGCCGGCGGCGTTCAGGTCGTGCCTCAGCTCACTGGCAATCACTGTCGTAGACTCAAGGACGTTATCGCTTGACGTGTTTTTGTTGGTCAGGAACTCTGCCACCTTGAGGGAGTTGATGTAGACAGCGTAGTACGAGTTGGGGACCGCCTGCGCGACGTGAACGGTTGCCCGCTTGGCGGGGTCCTTCCTGCTATTGGTCACCGTGGTCAACTGGTCAACCCGCTTGGGAACCCATTGTAGGGTGGCCCCAGAGGACTCCTGAGTGACTACACCAGTGTAACCGCGATAGTAATTGGAGTAGCTAGAGGTCTCCTTGGGACCGGCGGTGTTGAACCGAGCGGTGAGGTACACCTTGCGCCCAGCGGTCACCTCAGCGGGCAGGGAGCGCCCTACAGACGTATAACCGGAAGGGATGGTCAACTGCCAAAGGGTATCATCGCGCCAGCCGGTGATCTCCGGGACGCCGCCAGCCTCTTCCCAAGAGTAGTAGCGTTGCTCGTTGGTGACGTAGTAGACATCGCCCTCAGCGGGTGAGCCGGGCAGGTCCTCAAACTCGTCAACAGTGCCGTCTGGCGTATAGGTGAAAGTTCCCTCTTCACCGTAGTCCACAGCGAAGGCTTGGCGCTCACGGTTCAACACGAAGGTCGTGTCACCCACGGTGACGAAGCGAAACGCGTCAATCGGGTCAAGCGCGGATGACAGGTAGCCCCTGCCGTTCGGGAAGTTGACTGTCTGCTCGATGCCCTGCAGATCGAATACGCGGAGAGTGTCCTGAGCGATGGTGACGATGAAGCGATAGTTCTCGTCCCTGTCGATGAGATAGCCGATCATGTTCCGGCTCTCTGGATCAATCGTAGTGCGGGCAAGATGCTCCGAGGGCGGGCGCTTGCCGAGGCCATTCACAACGGAGAGCCACGCGTTCTCGACGCGCTTGCCGGTGTTGATCAGGCGCAGCGCATCCGGCTGCTGAGAGACACCTCCGATAAGGTTTGGGATAGAGCCGGAGATCAGCATTAGCGGAACGCTCCTCTAGCGAAGAAGCCTCGCGCAAGGATCATGGACGTGTTGAAGCTGTCGCGCAGCATGTTGCGGTCGGCCAGCTTGTTATCCTCGCTGACCATGATGGCCCACGCCCGCAGCTCGTCCTTCTCGGTAAAATTGGTGAGAGCGGTCGAACCCAGCATACGCTCTTGGAAGATGCGTGCTGAATGGGTCGCGATGTAGTCCTTGGCAGAAGCCGGGAGATCGGGGAAATTGAGGTAGACCACGAAGCAGACTTTGACCTCGTGGTCGAACTCGTAGGTGTTGTCTTTGAGATTGTAGAGACGGCTACCGCGAACCGCCACGTTGATGTCGATGCTTGTGCGGTCGGTGTCGATATGAACAGCGTTGGACGGGACAAGGATGTTCTTGTTCGCGTCCGGGGTAAGGGTGTGATATTCACGGTTCCAGTGCCAGCCCTTGTTCTGCACCTTGCGGGAGACTTCATCAACGATGTCTGCCGCGACCTCAGCATCAGGCGCTGTGCCTGTGAGGTCGGTGACCTTGGGCTGACCCATGCTCGACAAGCAAATGTTCACTGCGTCGAGTTTCGTCATGGGCGTAGGATAGGCCATGTAACTCTCCTCGCGTTGCTAAAAATGGGGAGAGGCCGTGAAGCCCCTCCCCTGTGAAATTACGTAGCAATCATGCCATGCGCGCGGAGACGCGCCAGCAGAGCGTTGAGCTGGGTGATCACGCTAACAGAGTCCGTGGCATTCGCCACAGCCGCGCCCTGCTGACCAATCACCTTCACGCCGTTGATGTACACGCCCTCAGTCGAGGCAGAGCCATCATGATCGCTGAGAATGAGCGTGTCGTTCGCAGCCTTCAAAATGATACCCATTAGAGTTCTCCTTTTGGGTTAGGGATTACGGAGCAGCGGTGCCGATGACGGCCACGATGCACTCAGGACGGAGGATACCGTGACCGACAGCCATCTTGGAGACCATGAGGGTCCCCTGACGCTCGATCTGGTACTCCATCTCAGACGCAACGCCGAGGAGCTGCACAGTACCCATCGCCTGCGGGTGCATGACGAGAGCGCGGCAGTTCGAGGCGTCAACCTGATACTTCGTTCCGTAGTCAACCATCTCCGACGCCGAGGTGAAGTTACGGGTCAGGTTGTTGGTCTTGACAATCGACATGCCAGCGACATTCAACACTTCGCCGTCCTTGTAAGCGCCGTTGCCGGGACCGAAGTCACGGTTCAGGAGCTTGTCGTTCTGGACGAGCGCCCAGTAGAGGGCCGGGTTGACGAACACATAGCGGTTGTCTTCCGGCACGTTCTTCTCGTCGAGCTTCTGGGCCGCAGCGAAAATCTGCGTTATCCAGGCGTCGGCGTTCGGGTTCGCGCCAGTGTAGAGAGCTTCCGCGTTGCCCTGATCGGCAACACCGAGACCAATGGTCGTCGGGTTCAGCGCAGCCTTGACGGCCAGCGAGAACAGGTTGCGATCATAGGTCTGGGCGAGAGCCTGACCGATCTGGTTCGAGTACTCCGAGCGAACCTCGTAGTGGTTCATGGCCTCGTCGATGCGGGCGATGAAGGCATCCGCGATCAGCAGATCATCAATGGTGATGGTCTTCTCGTCATGCTTGATCTTCTCGCCCTGAATCTCGGAACCCGGCGTATGGTACTTTGCCGTGGTCCTGCCAATAGCGGGGAACTGCTTCCCCTGTTACCCCGCATTGCTGCGGGTGTCGGACTGTATCTTTGTCCATTCGATAGCCCTTTGCAGGCGTATCGGGTCGTCTTTGAACAGGCCAATCGCGGTGTTACAGTTTGTGCATAACAGCCCGCGTATGATGCCCGTCATATGGCAGTGATCCACCGCAAACGCCTTGTACCGTTTGGAGTACAGGCGGTGCTGGCAGATGCCACAACGACCACGTTGCTTCTTGTACATGTGTAGGTATTCCGCCTGCGTAACGCCGAGGGTTTTTTCTCTCTGCGCTATGATGCGACAAGCCTTGCACGTCCGGTCCAACCGGCCTTCACGGTTCTTCTTGTAGAACTCATCAGACGGTTTAGACACGTTGCACACTGAGCAACAGTATGTTGGAAGAGCCTCCCTTACAGTCTCTACACCTTCGCGCGTTTCGCGCTGTCTTGGCTCGGTATTGTCCGCGAGGGAGTCCACCGAGTTTGGGAGGTATTTAGAGTCGGCCCAGTTCATTTGGTTAAGCCGACTTACCGCTCGAAAGGGTGCGCGTACGCACCTTGTCCTTCAGCACGCACTTGCGATTGAAGATCTTCATGACCTCGCCGCTGAACACCTTGAGGAACAGCGCGCGGGTATCGCCGGTCAGGTTTGCCTGACCAAGACGGGACGGATTGGCGTCCATTGTTATATTCCTTCCGTTGAGGATTGAGGTTTGTTGTTATGTTGACCGCCTCATCACCTGTGCAACGGTTGTCCAAACAGTACCTCCGCAGAGGTGTGATGTTCGGGCCGGAAGGTAATTCGTTCGAGTCTATTGCTTCTTGCGGTTTACACGCCGCGAGACGATGCGGAGGTTGGAGGGGCGGTTGTTCTGAGGATTGCCGTCAATGTGGTCAATCTCTTTGCCGTCCCCCTCCCGCACCTTGCCCTGCCTGATAGCGAGCCTGCGGTTCTTGTTACGAAGCGCGCGCTCCTTCTTCATGCGAGGGGAAGAATGGTACTTCTCGTACTCACTCTTGGATTTCTTCTTAGCCATGTGGCCTCCCCTTTATGCGAGGGGAGAGCGGCCCAACTTGTTTTCCACGTCACGACGGTACGCGGGATCGGTTTCGTAGCGAGGATCATTCATATCCTTCTCCACTTCCGCCCACGAACGATACGTGCCACCGGTAGACTTCTGGGCAGCGGCTCCCTTGGTGCGGGCCTTCGGCTCAACACCAACAGCGGACTCGTAACGGGCCTTGAGGCCGTTCACTGCCATCTTGATGGTCTTGAAGTCATCCGAAGACACAGCTTTGTCGTAGGCCGTGATGTCATCGGCATCGAGATTGTCGCGCGCCCAGTCAGTCATGGCACGGTACTGCTCTTCACCACCGACAGACGAGAACACTTGGTTCTGGCGGGCTTCAACGATGGCCTGCTGACCAGCGATAAACTGATCGACCATCCGACGCGGGATGCCCTTCTTTTCAAGGGCCTTGTAGTCGGTATCGCGGAGACCGCCTTCATCCCAATAACGGTTCGCCATGTCGTCGAAGTCGAGACCGGCAGACTTGGTGATCTGACGGGCTTGTTCCTCCGCAGAGGGGCCTTCGTCGTCGTCAACCGCGTCGTCATCGGCAGCTTCGCCGGCATTGGGGATGGGCTTCTTTTCGCTACCGAGCCTCTTTTCAAGCTCCTTGTAGCTCTTGGCCATCTCTTCAACCGTCTTGAACTTGGACGGCAGCCATGCGGGGCGGTCCTCGCTTGACGGGCTTTCATCGGAAGGGAGGTTACCCTCCTTCTCCAATGCGGCAGCCTGTTCCTCAAGCGAAGGATTGTCGACCGGTGCATTGCTGGTCGTCACTGAAAGAGTTTCACCCATGTAAGAGTTATCCCTGTTGATCCATAGCGGCCTGAGCCTGAGCCATGTCGGCGGTGGCCTTTATGCCAGCCGGGCCGAGCTTGTTGGTCATCTCAGCCATCATGGCCTGTTCTTGCTGTTCCTGAGCGGCTTCCTGCTCCTGCTGCAACTGATCGGGTCCCTTGACGAGGCCGTCACTGTCGATGCCGAGAGACGTAGCAATACGCTCGATGAAGTCAGGCACGTTCATGAACTGCGCCACGGCTTCTGGGCCGAGAGGCGCGATGGTCTCCATGAACAGTCGGTATTTCTGTAGGTCGTGTCCCCGGCCAAGGGCATCGAGGCCCGTGACGATCTGGGGAGTGACAATGCCTTCCGGGAGTTTCGGAAGCTCCTTGCCCTTGACCATGATGTCCATGACACGACGGACAAGAGGAAGCTGGAACTCCTGAGACAGCAGCGAGTACACGCCGCCCAACGCGTCTTCCAGCTCAGAGGCCATGACCCTGATTTCTTCCGCCGTCACCCGCTCAGCTTGGCGCTGTACGGACGAGGCAAGCAGGAATGCCTGTGAGAGACGGTCGGTGAGACGGGAAGCAGCTTCATACGCGATCCGCATGTCGGCCTGCTTCTCCGATTGGAGGGCAGATACGTCTTCTTCCCTGCCAGCGATCACATCACCAGACTCGGCCCTAGTGAGGTCCGCAGCGTCAGTGATGCCGTTCGGGTTGACAAGGTAGACTACCTTAGCAGCAACCGCAGAAGCCTCTACGATGGCCTTGGAAAGCCCTTCCAGAGAGATCAGGTCACCGAGGTACTCTTCAACGTAGGAGCGGCCGTAGTCCTCCCCGTCAATCGAGGTCCAACGGAGGACGAGCATGGGGGACTTCTCAAGCGGCCACTTGCCGCGAGAGCCTTCGACCTCTTTGCCGTTGATCTCCTGACAGAGATGCCAGTTAGGTCCATCACGGTACATCCGCGTGTAGACCTCGACGTTGCGGTCGGCGCCTTCATCCTTGGCAGGAGAAGACATGCTGGACTCATTCAGGTACTCACGTTCGTCGTCAGACAGAGAGAGGGGGGAGACCTCGTCTTTGCAGATGACCTCAAGGACGTTTCCGTTGAGGTCACGCTTCACGGTGAAGCTGTCCAGCCGGTAGACACGGACTGCATCGTTTTCCTTGGGGAGGTACAGAATGACGTTCCCGGAGACGAGGAGGTGTTTGAGAGAGGCAAAGACGTGGGGCCGAAGACCCATCCGTTCCATCTTCGCCATGATTGCACGTTCAGCCTTGGAAAGACCCTTCTCGACTTGCGCCCTCATTCCCTTCTGTCCAGTGATCTCTTCCATCGTGAAGTCATCAATGGCGAAGCGGAAGAAAGGGGAGTTAGGCGGAAGCAGCGAGAGAAGGAGTTTCGAGGCGAGGTTGTTTACGCCGCGAGCGCCGACGCCCTGCCACGGGGTGTAGTAAGTCGTGGACGACGAATGACCATCAGGCGGGAGTAGTGTGGGAATGGTTAGCTCCGCACACTTCCTCGCGCGTTCCAGAAAGGTCGTTCGTTCGGTTTCGTAGCGGGTGTAGCGTTCCTTTACCGTCCCGCCGGCACTCATTAGCCGATACCGAGGCCAGTGTCGCGCGAGGTGTTGACTGCGCTGTTGTTGGGCGCAGTGATGCCAAGCGAGGTGCGATACTTCTTGGTGCCGCTGGACGACCGGCGAGCAGCCTCAGAAGGCGTGGTAGCCGCAGTTTCAGGAGCGGTCTGCTCAAGGACGGGCGGGGGCGGCGGCGGCGGAGCAGGCTCCTTCGCACGCGGGGTCTTAGAACCGAAGCACATAGGTCAGGTTCCTCCTAATTGGTGCTTTGTTTGTTCGTTGTGAATGGCGCGCAGCTTCTCGATCACGTCTTGCTGACCGATCAGACGCGCTAATTCGGCTTCGCTTGTCAGCTTCGCCGGCAGAGTGTTGGGAAACACCCGCTCAAGGTAATCGAGGACTGACCTCTCCACGTATGGAAACGTCTTAGACGCCACAGGAGCCTCCCTTACCCGATATGGTGCAGATGTCGTGGGTCTCGACATGCTCATCGAAGTGAACTCCGAGCTTGTCCTTTGCTTCGTGATACGGAACAGCCGTGAGGGGCTGCCCGCCACGCGAGCCATCTGCATAACAGGTGAAGCCGCGTAGACGATGGGCGTACTTGGCCAGCGTCTGTGCAAAGGGCTTCACAGTGTCTTCGTTGTTGAGTTCGGTTCCCCATGCGGGGAGGTTGATCGTGGATGAAATCGACTGATCAACGTAGTCCTGCACATCCGCTTGGAAGCGAATGCGGCGCTCTGGTTCTTTAGCCAGATCGAGTGCGCCTTCGATCTTCTCAGGATCAGCCCCGTAGAGGTCGATCAGTTCTTGAGCCGCTCCGTCGATGACGTACTGATAGGTCCACCGGTTGGACTTGAGGAACCGTCGTTTGTACGCCACGGCGAAGATAGGCTCGATTCCAGTAGAAGTGCCTGCAAGAATGCCAATTGTACCAGTTGGCGCAATGGCCCTGTTAGCGACAGGCCGAGAGATCGATAGGCGGTCTGCAAATTGGATTGAGGTTGCATCTGACACGCCTTTGTAGACAGATAGCCACTGATGAAGCTCCGGGGTCACCTCGTAGCGATACCCGCGCTTGATCAGCCATTCATGCATACCCATGAGACCAAGGCCAAGTCGCCGGTTCTTCTCGCGAACCTTGTAGACCTTGTCGTATGGGAGGTCCGCTCCGAGCGTACCGCAGATGAGGAACTTGGTGGCAAGCTCGACGATCTGGGCAAGCTCTGCGATGTTCCCCACGCGACCGAGGTTGATCGAACCGAGGTTGCAGACATCGCTGTCATCTTCGCTCGTCACTTCGGTGCAAGCGTTGCGGAGCGTCTCGCGCTCCTTGGAGAAGAAGTTGAACGAGAAGCCCGGTTCGCTGGTGCGGAGAGCCTGAGCCACGTTCGCGCGGAACACGTCACCGACCTCGCCGGTCTTCCAGTAGTTGAGCAGCCACTCGGTGTCGTAGTTGACCGAGATGTTGGTCATGTCGAGCGGGGCATTGTAATTGAAGTCAGCGACCTTGAGGTCCCAGACAGTCTTGTCCGTTCCGGCAACAGGCTTTGCGTGCCAGTCCTTAGCGGCCAAAAAGCGCGCGATGTCTCCGTGCTTCCAGTTCAGCGAGGCATAGATCGCAGAGCGGCGACTGCCACCCTGCATCACATTCCTGCCGATCTCGTTGATCATGTACATCTTCGGGATTGGTCCGCTCGCTACACCGCCAGTGCGGGTGAGCGAAGCGCCTGAGGGGCGATACACAGAGTAATCGACCCCAATCCCACCGCCGGTCATCAGACATGTTTCTGCCTTGTGTGAGAGGTTGGCCCAATCCTCGCGCGTGTCCTCTTCGGCACGCAGGAGGTAGCAGTTGTTCCAGAACTTGGCTTCCCGGCCCGCGTAGTAGAGGTAGCGACCGCCGGGTAAGAACTTGAGGTCTGCGACGTACTTCGTCAGAGCGTCGATGTCGGCTTTGCTGAGGTAGCCGCCGCAGACCTGATTGACGAGTGTGCGGGCGAGGTCCGATACAGTCTCACAGTCAGCATGGGCGTACTTCTGATTGAACACGTCCTCACTGAACTTCGTGCGTAGCTGTGGGTTTGTATTAGATCGCCACGTCATGATTACTCCTTGTTGGTTTTCTGTTCGCGCGTCACTTCCTTGTGGCAGGCGGTGCAAAGCACGTCGCACTTCCGCACTTCGGTGAGAACGCGACTGATGCGATGGTGGTAGATGCGAGCTACCACATACTTCTTCTGGGAGGGGTCACGATGGTTCCACTCCAAGAAGCGATGGTCTTTCAGTCCGCACTGCTGACAACCGACCCTCGCGAGATAAGCCTTCCACAGGATGCTCCTGACCGCGTACTGTCGGTTGCGCATCATCACTCCACCCCGTAGTGCTGCCTGATCACCGTATCGATGTCAGCGGGGGCGTAGTTAGGCCCCTTGAGGACCTTGCCGTCCTCACGCTTGACGGGCTTGCCGTCGATGCCGAGCTTGGACATGTTGGCGAGGTGGACCTCGATGAACGCGGTCTCCATCATCTCCTGATCGAACTCGGTCATCTCGTAGAGGATGTCCACGGTTCGCATGATCTCTATGTTCCGGTCGAGGTACCACTGCACCTTCTCTGGGTCTTCGCCACAGGCGATGAACAGTCCGGTCATGGTGTATATGAGGTCGCAGCTTTCCTTCACGAGGTTCGTGAGGGCTTCGCGGACTTCCTTGGCTTCCTCCTCAACCAGCTTGACCCAGAGGTCCGGGTTGCGGTCAGAGCCAAACTTGTCCATGAACTCGCGGACGAGGGCAACGGGATCGGTCGTGGTGAGATAGTTCACAGCTTCTTCGCTCCCTTGAGTTGGTTGATCCGCATCTCGGCGTAGCGACGGACCTTCTCAAGGTCGGTGATCTCACTCTGCTTGGAGTCCATGCCTTCGTAGAGCTTGGAGCCTGCGCGGACGGCGTACTTAATGATGTTGCCGACGTGGAACGGGAGATTGTTCTCCATGATGAAAGTGATCGGCTCGATGGGCCACTTGGCGTAGTGGTCTGGCTGGTTGACGAGGTCTGTTGCCGCCTCTTTCTCCTCAGCCTGCATCGCGGTCTGTTGCGCTCGAAGGAGTTCAATCCAGTCAGCTATCTCTTCCGCTGATAGTCGCTGAGGTTTCATTTGGTCTCCATAGGATCGGTTTGCGGGTCTCCCTTTCGAACTCGCCATCCCTGAGGATGCGGGCTACACGGGCTTGGACAAGGGCGTCCTCTTCTGTAAGGCCTTCCTTGGTGTAAGCGTTGACCACGGCTTCCCATGTGCATGACTTGCTGAGTATGCTCTCGGCCTTCTTTGGACCGATTCCGGGGCAGCCTGAGTAGTTGTCAACCTGATCGCCAACGAGGGTCTGGTAGAGGAAGAACCTCTCACCCTCTTCCGGCGTAACGTGGAACTCGAAGCCATCGGTACCAACGTGGCGACCGGGTATCTGCTTGAGGTCCTTGTCGTCGGACCACATCACAGAACCGGGCTTCATCGTACCAAGGATGCCAACACAGTCGTCAGCTTCGAGGCCGTCCTTCATGATGGACGTGTAGGTGTCCATGACCTTCTGACGGAACACCTTGTAGCCAAGAGGCTTGCGGGTGTTGGCGCGAGATGCCTTGTAAGTGGGGAGAACCTCCTTGCGGAAGTTGGTGTCGCTGGTGAAGCACAACACCCAATCGTGGTGGGGCGTCGTGTCACGCACCCTGTCGAGGTGGTGATGAAAGCTCTTCCACGCCTTGTTGTGATCACAGGTAAGGGACCACTCGCCATCACCGAAGTCCATCTCGTCCGTAGCGAAGTTGAGGGCTTGGTACAGCAAGGTGTCAGCATCGATGATAAGAAGGGTCATAGGGTCAGCCACTTCCAGCTTTCGGGGTACAGGGGTGCAATGACCGAGTCCCACAGTTCTGCGAGACATCGGATTTCATGTTGAGCGTGCTTGTCGATGCGGAGCTGGTAAGCCCGCGCCCACGCGGCCAGCGAGCCTGTGACGTAGTACTCGGTGTACATGGACTGCGGGAGAACCATGCGAGCCTGTTCAGGACAGACGCCTGCTGCAATGAGACAGTCGTAGGCCGCGAGGGCCTCTGTGGTGGCGTTCTTGTAGATCGCTTCCACCTGTTCGTTCATGCTCTCCGAGAGTGGACCCGCGCTGCCCTGCTTGACGTTGTCGGCCCGCTTTCGCCACGAGGGGACGAAGAGTTCCGGCTCGTCATCCACATAGCGCCTGCTGACTTCATTGTAAGCGAAGCCAACGGTGTGCTTGAACCGCTGACGAGCAACGAAGAGCGGAACCTTCTCGCGCATGGTGATCATGCAGTGAGCGAACGGGGTCCAATGGTTGTGGACCGCGAGGTAGGAAATGAGCTTGGCGTCCTTGTCGGAGAACGCCTTACTCTCTTTCCCCATGCTGACACGGGCAGCGTTCACGACGGTGAGGTCGCTGCCCATGTGATCGATGAGGGTGACTTTCATCAGTCCTCCGCTCCAAAGATCACTTCGATCTCGGTGTCATACTCAGTGGTCTCAGACTGAATAGCCTCTTTGGCTGCGATGGACTGGACCACATTCAGAGCGTCCATCTCGGTCTCCGCGATGATCTGGTAGACCTTGGTGATGTGCGCTGTTCGGGTTACGCGAAACGTCTTCATAGGGCGTTCTCCATGCAGTAGACCTTGGCGTAGGAGCCGTCAGGCATTTCCATGTCCTCTGCCTCGCGCACTTTCGCCGAGACGCAAGCCGAGAGGCTGTTGAACGGCTTAGCGATGTCCACCGAGAGCATGAGGTAGTTGCCCTTAGGCGTACACTCATGCATCGGCGTCAGGCCCGCGCAGAGAACGATTATTCCAATGAACATCAGTTGATGCCTTCCTTGATGAAAGCCTCGACCCACATACGGCAGAGGTCGGAGCGGACGATGTCGTCCAGCGCGAACTCGATCACCGGCACTGGGATGCTGTGCTTTCGGCTTAGGTTGATTGCTGTCCACAGGCCGGACTGGTCGTGAACGTCTCGCTGCATCAGGTCGCCGTTGAGGACGACTCGGCAGTTCTCCCCCACACGCGTCAGGAACATCATCATTTCCTTCGGCGTGGTGTTCTGGGCTTCGTCCAAGATCACGAAGCTGTCCTCGAAGGACCGGCCTCGCATCGTCTCGAACGGTGCGTATTCGATGTTGCCGTTCTTGATGGCAGTATCCACGACACCCGATCCGAGGTGCTTGGTCAGCACATCGACTACAGGGATCATCCACGGCGACATCTTTTCGTGCAGCGTGCCGGGAAAGAAGCCGAGGCTCTTCGAGGCAGCGATGTTCGGGCGGGTGAGGATGACCCGGTTGATATGCTTGGACAGGTAGAGCGAGGCTGCGAAGCTGGCGGCGACATACGTCTTACCGGTGCCAGCCGGGCCAAGCACGATGACTTGCGAGTGAGATCGGAGTGCTGCGAGGTACTCTTTCTGCTTCTCGGTCTTCGGCTCGATATGGAGCGTTGGGCGCGAGTCATCGAACTTGGTCCGCTTGCGGGCCATTGGGGTTATCCTCTTGTTATACGGGAATGCGTATATTCAGGAGATATACGCGAGTGCGTATGAAAGCCCCCGTGGCCCACCGCACGAGGGCGATGTCGCGGGCGAGGCCCTATAGACCACGGGGGTTGGGTTAGTGTGTTTCGGCCCAGTTGTTGCCGATCTTGTATTCGCCGGCCAGCGGGACACGGAGGTTGTAGTACTCACCGGTCTTGACTATGAGAGCCACAGCTTCCTGTGCGAACTGCTCTGCGAGGTCTGCGTCAGCCTCGAACTGACATTCGTCGTGTGACCAGCAGACCTGTACAACGCGACCGGCGTACCGGGCTTTGATAAGGCCATCGACCATACACATCCACCTCTTACAGACGATGGCACCGTTGCCCTGTAGCAGGGTGTTCAGCGCCGCGTGTTCGGATCGGACGTGGAACGGGTGCTTGTCGAAGGATAATAGGTATCCGCGCTCTCTAGCAGCGCCTCCCACACGAGCGACAAGCTGTTTGAGAGATGGCGTGCGATCAAGGAACTGAGCTTTGAGCTTGGCTCCGTGAGCGGCACCTTTTCCGACGATGCTTCCGATCTTGGCGTTGCCTGCTCCGTAGAGGAAGGCGTAGATGAAGGTCTTGGCTTGGTGTCGGGTTTCGAGTCCTGCGGCTTTCTGATTAGCAGTATGAACATCGCCTTCCACCACCTCCTTCGCGTAGTCAGGATCGTTCATGAAGTGTGCGAGCATCCTCAGTTCGAGGCCGCTCACGTCGATGCCCACGAGCTTCTTACCGGCAGGCACCTTGAACAGGGCGCGACATTCCTTGCCGTAGGGAGCGCCTACGGAGGGGACTTGCGTCATGTTGGGGTTTGAGTGTGTAGCCCTGCGCGTGACTGCCCCGGTGGAGTTGACAGAGCCGTGGATACGGCTGTCAGGCTTCACCAGCTTGAGCCACGCGGACTGCCCATCCGAGAGAGCGCCAAGGCGCTTCACGAGCATGAGGTATTCAGCGAGCTTCTCTGCCTCAGGGAAAGGCAGGGCCGCCAAGATTTCTTCATCGATCTTCGGTTGCCCGTTCTCGGTGAACTCCTTGGGGACCCAGTTGTAGCGCCGCTTGAACGCCTCAGCGATGTGCAGCCGGGATGACGGGTTGAACACGTTGAGCTTGATCTGCGTGTATTCCCCGCCCTCCTCGCAAGACTTTTTCTTACCGTTGAGGGTACGCTTGTGAGTCTTGACCTCGACGGCGGTGAAGAAAGGCGGGAACGTGTCCTGTAGTTCGGCTTCGAGTGCCGCTTGGCGTGACTGCAACGTCTGCACCAGCGTAAACGCCGACCGGATGTCAAAGAGAAATCCAGTCCTCTCCTGTTCTGCGACGATCCACGAGCAGTGATGCTCTAAGCTGACCGCGTCCTCTAAGATTGAGCGTGTCTCGAAGATGTCCTTCCACAGCCTAACGGTGACTGCCACGTCCTTAGTGCAGTAGGCGAGCATCTCTTCCGAGAACTCAGCCCATCCTCCATCGTAATCAGTCTTGTGGAGGTTCAAACGCTGTCCCCACGCACGGAGCGAGTGGCTTCCAATGGAAGAGCCATCAAGCCCCCGCTTACCCCGATCCAAGTCACTCAGGTTGGGGAAGCACAAGCGAGAGAGGACGAGCGTGTCCTTGACCTTGGCACGGTCAACCGTGAACCAAGGGTAGACCTTTTGGAGCGCGGGGATGTCGAAGCCGATGACGTTGTGGCCGATGATAAGGTCGGCGTTCATCATCCACGTCAGAGCCTCGTCGATCTCTCCGGGCCGAAACTGGTACACCTGTCCGGTGTCCAAATCCTGAGCCACGAGACAGTGGATGCGGCTCACATCCCAATACAGGCCGTCAGCTTCGATGTCGAATGCGAGCCGCATGTTTCCTCACTGTGTTAGGATGATCACGACAAGCATCATCACGTTCGCCATGATGATGATGAGCAACGCGTCCCGATCCATCAGTACTGGCCGTCGAGCGAGTAGCGAGTGTAACGCTGACCCGTCACCGGGTTGCGCCGCCGCTCTGCCTTGAGAGGCATGAGCTTGCGGATGTCGGAGATGCGAGCCGAGAAGCCCTGCACATTGTACTCGATGTAAGCCTCGCGCTGGCTGATCGAGCCATTGCGAACCATGTGACCAATCATCTTGGTGATCTGGTCGTCAGTCTTAGCCATGTCAGAACTCCGTTTCTGCTGTTTCATGAAGCCGACCTGTTGCGCGGTCGTAACGCACCTTACACGCCACACCGGTTTCACCTGTGTAACGGTTCTTCAAAACTCGAACGGTGGTAACGTCCGAGGCTTCTCCCTGCTGATCACGTTCGAGAGCGATGACAGCGTCACTCAGTTGAGCGATGCCAGCACTGCCACGAAGGTGAGACAGGGAAACCTGTAGACCGTCCTCATGTCCTTCCCTGCCCTGTGGGCGCTTGAGGTGAGACACGATGAACATGGTCTTGCCGGTCTCTTCGACGAGGGACCGGAGCTTCGTCATCATCACGTCAATCGCTTTCCTTTCGTCCTCGATTTCGAGGCCCGAGATCGCGATGCTGATGTGGTCGAGGAAGAGGACTTCACACTCGCAGCCGATGGCGAGGTATCGGAGTCGGCTGAGGAGGTTGTCGATCTCGATGCTTCCGAAGCTGTCGTAGAGGAAGAGTCGGTCGGCCCATCGATCCATTTCGGAATTAAGCTGAGCGTCAGTGAGGTTCCCGCGATCAACGTGGACGGGATGATTGAGGCCAATGCCAACGAAGCCTTGAACAGTTCGTCGGTTGTTTTCTTCCAGAGCGATGCAAC